GTATGGCCTGGTGCGGTTTGCCAAAGACCCGCAGCGTATGTACAACTTCTGGCGCACCAGCATGACCGAATCCATTGCCCTGGCACCCAAGCCCAAGTGGCTGTTGGCCGAAGGGCAGGACGAGGGCCACGAATCCGAATGGGCGCTGGCCAACATCAAATCAACGCCGGTTTTGCGCTACAAGCAAAAGGACATCGAGGGCGTTCCCGCCCCTGTACCGAGCCGCATTCAGCCAGAGCCACCGCCCGAAGGCATCATGGTGGCCGCGGGCGCCATTGCTGACGACCTGAAAACTGTGTTGGGTATATTTGACCCGTCCCAAGCCTTAGTTGGCAACATTTCCGGCAAAGCATTGCAAGGCCAGCAGCAGCAAGTTGACCTTTCGAATTTCCACTTTTACGACAACATGACCCGCAGCATTAAGCACACGGGCAAAATTATTCTGGATTTGATCCCGAAAATCTACGACACCCAGCGGGTGCTGCGGATTATTGGCGTGGACGGCAAACCGGACATGGTGACCATCAACGAAGCCCAGGCTACCGGCGAAGTCATGAACAACGTGACCGTCGGCCTGTATGACGTGGTGATGGACACCGGCCCAGGCTACAACAGCAAGCGCGAACAAGCTGTCGAAACCATGATGCCGCTAATGGCCGACCCACAAGTGTTCCAGGCTGCGGGCGATTTGCTGTTCCGCAACATGGATTTCCCTGGCGCCGACATTATTGCCGACCGCCTAGCATCCATGAATCCGATGGCGCAGATTGACGACAAGTCGGATGTGCCGCCGCAATTCCAAATGAAGCTAATGCAAGCCGAGAAAACGGTTGCCGATATGCAGCAACAAATGATTGCCATGCAGTTGGAAATTAACAACCGTGGACAAGTGGCGTCAATTCGTGAGGAAGGCCAAAACCGTCGCAAGCTAATGGACGTTATCAGCCGCGCTTACAACACCGACACGATTAACGAAGCCAAGGTCAACCAGACCAATATGAAGGGCGTGACCGACCAGAATAAGATGGAACTGGACGCCCTGGTGCGGTTAGTGCTGGGTGGATTGCCGGTCGGTGCGTTGGCCGCTGAGATTGAGCGCCGCAACCAAGAACAAAAGGAAGCCGCGGCATTTGCGGAAATGGAAGTCAATCAGACCCAAAACCCATTTGTCCAAGCCGGTCAGGAATTGATGGCACAGCCCATGACCCAACCGATGGGTGGCCAGCCGATGCAGCCGCCGATGGAGTCGCAGCAGCCGCCTATGCAGCCATCAATGCAACCGCAAAATCAACCTATGCCAGCACAGTAAAGGAAATATCATGGCCTTAAAAAAAATTATGGAAATTGAGGGTGAAGCCTTTGTGGGAACACCTGAAGGAAATGTAAATTTAGGGCGACAAAAAGCCGTATTTACCGCTTATTGCCGAATTGCAAATGTAAATGCAAACAAAACAATAGGACGGATTAAACTTGAATGCAAATCCGATAATTACAGCATTGAAAAGCATTATCAAGTGCCGTTTTCTGTTGAGGATGGCGCACCTAATTTTATAAAACAGGCTTATGTTTATTTAAAAACTTTGCCTGAATGGGAAAATGCTGTTGATTGTTGACAACAAAAGATTACGGGTTGACAATAACCCAAGCCTACCGATGGGCTTTCATCGGGTTAATTCGTAGGGGTTACCTATGTCGGAAGTGCAAGAACGTCTGGCGGCGAATATCGTCACCAGTGATAATTTAGCGGAATTCACGGCCCAAAAACTTGGTTTAGTTGACACGCCAGCATCCGAGGCGGCAAGCGATGACGCGAACAGCGCCGCAGCCGAGCCGGATGCCCAAGCAGATCAAAGTGAACAGGACGGGGAAGGGGATGACGCGACAGCAACAGAAGAACCGAAGGAAAAGAAGCCGAATCCTAAGTTAGAGCGTCGGTTTTCAGAGATTACCAAGCAACGTGAAGCAGCCCGCGATGAAGCGCGGCGAGAGCGCGAAGCCAGGGAAGCAATGGAAACCAGGCTAAAGGAACTGGAAGCCAAGGTAAATCCACCGGCACAACAGCCGGATGATGAACTGGGCGAGGAACCGAGGCCAGAGCAGTTCAGCGATATGTACGAATACGCGAAAGCGTTGGCCGAATATACCGCTGATAAAAAACTGATGGAACGGGACAGGGAAGAAGTGGCCCGCAAGGCCGCGGTCGAACAGGAAGCGAAGTTTCAAGCCTGGGCCGACCGCGTGAACGCAGCCAAAAACGAACTGCCCGACTTTGATGACATGGTGCAAAGCAGCGATGTGCGGGTATCTGACCCAGTACGCGATGCCATCATCGAATCAGAACATGGCCCAAAAATTTTGTATTACTTGGCTGAAAACACCGAGTTTGCAAAGAAATTGGGCGATATGTCAGTTGTTTCTGCCGTTCGCGCCATTGGCAAGATCGAAGCCCGTTTCGACAAGGATTCAAGCCCTGAACCAAACGTGAAGCCTGTTGTTGGGAAGTCAAAAGCGCCAGCGCCGATTAATCCGCTGCGCGGTGCGGTCAACACGGTTGACGCGAACGTGGATGCCGATGGCAATTTCCACGGATCGTTCCAACAATGGAAAGCCGCCCGCATGGCTAAGAAAATCCGCTGACAACTAACCTTTTTTTAAGGAAACTGAAATGTCCAATAATCTGCTAACCATTAGCAAGATCACCAACGAAGCGTTGATGGTCTTGGAAAACGAACTGACTTTTACGTCTGAAGTAAACCGCGAGTATGACGACCAGTTTGCCGTCGTAGGCGCAAAGATCGGTAACACCCTGAACGTCCGTCGTCCTGGTCGTTTCATCGGTACTACCGGCCCAGCCCTGAACGTTGAAGATTTCAACGAAACCAGCATCCCTGTGACCCTTTCGACCCAGTTCCACGTCGATACCCAGTTCACAACGCAAGACCTGGCACTTTCGCTTGATATGTTCAGCGACCGCGTACTGAAGCCCGCTATCGCTGCTATTGCCAACAAGATCGACTTTGACGGTCTGACAATGGCGAAAAACAACACCGCCAACATCGTTGGTACTGCTGGCGTTCCCCCGACTGGTCTGATTACTTATCTGACCGCCCAGGCTTATCTGGATTCGGAAGGCGCACCACGCGATGGCCGTCGTTCTTGCATCATCGAGCCGTTCACCAGTGCAACCATCGTTGACAGCCTGAAAGGTCTGTTCAACCCACAATCGACTGTTAGTTCCCAGTATCAAAAGGGTCTGATGGGTCGTGATTCGGGCGGCATGAACTGGAAAATGGATCAGAACGTTATTTCGCAAACGTTCGGCGCATGGACTACGACTGCTGGCACCCTGACCGCTAACACCCAAAGCATCGGTATTTCGACCGGCTGGGCGTCGTCATCGACGATCACCCTGACCCACAGCGCCGGTCTGACCCTGCGCCAAGGCGACGTGATTCAGATTGCAAACGTGTTTGCAGTCAACCCACAGAGCCGTCAGGCGTATGGTTCGAACAAGGCCCGTAACTTCGTGGTTCAATCCACTGTTACCGGTTCCGGTTCGTCCACAATGCAAGTGACTGTTGTTCCGGCCATCATCACTGGCGGCCAGTTCCAAAACGTCACTATTCCGACCACTTCCGCAACTGCAACGGTCACCCCGTTCAGCATCGGCACGTCGGCAACCGGCACTGTTAGCGCACAAAACATCGTGATGCACCGTAACGCATTCACGCTGGCTACCGCTGACTTGGAACTGCCTGACGGTGTGCATTTTGCTGGCCGTGCGTCTGACAAGGAACTGGGCCTGTCGATTCGTGTTGTTCGTCAATACACGATCAACAACGACAGTATCCCGACCCGTCTGGATGTGCTGTACGGCTGGGCGCCGCTGTATCAGGAACTCGCTTGCCGTGTTGCGGCCTAACCATCAACATTAAAAGGAAACTGACATGAGCAATCCAGGCCCAGCATCAACCCAAAGCACCCACCCATCAAATCTGGCCACCAACCAAGCATATCGCCTGTTGGCCAGCGCCCAGGGTGTAAACCTTAACTCCGTAGCTGACACCATTGCCCCAATCCTGAATTCAACATCGTGGAGCGTTCAGGAAATTATTGTGGCCAATGCCAGCATCAACCTGACC